TATTTTACAATTATTTATCTAACGGTAACAAAAATGCCCCTAGACAATATCCAGAGGCATTTAGTACACAATTCTAAACCTATAATTAATGAAAAACAATCTAATTTACACAATTTTCCCGTCTTTAATCATAATATTTTGGACTTTTGTTTTGCCTTCATTTATTTCTACCAGTGCAAACCCGTGATTATGCTGAGCAAACGGATAGTATTTAGGGCTTAATTGAGTCAAACATCCCATTGAATATGTATGGAAAAACTCTTTGAACCCATTCTTTTTAGTGGTGCTAGTAGTTCTATGCACGTGACCTATGATTGTATTACAAAACGTCTTATTAAATGTGCTTTGACTTGGATTCATTCCGCCCGCCATAACTTCGTGACCGTGAAGTATAAGTAAATCTGCAAGCTCTATGCCTTGCCAATCAGGTACGTAAGTCATATTAAGCTTATCTAGTCTAAAGAATTGCTCGAATTGCATCTCGTGTAACTGGGCAAACTCCTCCGCCTGCTCATTTAAATACCTTTGCCAGCGATTCTCGTGGTTACCCATCTTATAATAGATAGGAATCAAAGGAAATAAATCTCTAATCTTTTGCAAAAAGTTACGCCCCATCTCAATTTCTCTAGGGAAGTCACGTAAATCCTTTTCCTTTTCGTGCCGACTTATTGCATAGAAATCAAAAATATCGCCATTCAATATTAGGCAATCAATACCTATTTCTCTAAGGTGTTTAATGGCGCATATTATTGCGCTCATTGAATGATAAGGTACGTGGATGTCGGATAGTACACCAACCTTTTTATAGTCCTCTGTAATGCGAAGGCTAGTGTATTCTTTACCTAAGCTTTCTTCAATGCCAAAGTTTTCAACCTCGCTAAAGTCAAACGATTCTATAACAGCGTTCGGTCTATTCTTTTTAAAATGCTCGGAGCGAGATTTAACAGAAATCCCCATTCTACTTAAATGGCGATGAAAGTTAGCTTGAGATTCAAAGCCATAGCTTGCAAAGTTTTCTCTTTCAAAGTCTACCCGTGTTAGATTAACCGAATAGAAATGGTCTTTAATCGCTTGCGCTTTTTTATTTAATTGCATTTAATCCGAATTTAAGATATAGCCAAGCTACCAAAGCTAGGAACTCTATTAATAAAAGCCATACTACCCACATAGGTACTCGGTATTTAATTACTTCTTTGTCTCGGTACTCTATCCATTTAACCTTTGAGTTACGATAGTTATTTTCTATCTCGTTTCTCATTGAATCTAAATCGATTTGAGCGTGAATATTACCACCTACCGAGCGAATTATTACCCGACCTTGTGGAGTTGCTATCTTGCTATAAAAGTTTGTTAAGAGTCCAGTAGAATCGCAAGGGCTTACAATTGTCAAGGTATCGTGAAAAGCCTTGTATTTCTCTACTATTTTTACGCTTTGTATAGTATCGATTCTAACGAGTTCTTTATACTCGGTTATAGTCTTACTAGGCTTGCACGAAACGAACGCAACACAAGCCAAAAGAATAAGGAATTTTTGCATGATTATGAGAAGTATAGGTTAGCTTCCGCTTGTCTACGTTTTGTAAGTCCTTTAAGCACCGTACCATTTGCCTTGTTCCACTTAAGAAACTCATCTGCTATGGTCACGTCTTTGGGGTTAGCGTTTACCTTTTTCATTAAGGTAGACTTTTGAAGTGCTCCCGTGCCTAGATTATAAGCAAAAGATACCAAAGCGTCAAATTGAGGTTGAGATATATCGTCCCTACAAAATGAATCAACCGCTTTTTCATAAGTGGATAGTGAATGTTTTAGGAGCTCTTCGGCTTGTTGTGGTGTTATCTTTGGGTCTTTTAAACTTACTTTCTTACCGTTCGTATAGTACGTGTTCCCGTACCCAATCGTATTTATACCCCCAGCGCACACATAAGGAGTAAGGCTCAATCCTTCAAACTGCTTTATTAGCTCTAGTCCTTTTTGGCTTAATTTCAATATTTTCATCTAAGAGATTTAGTTTTGATTTAAGAGTAGAATTTTCACTCTTTAGGCTATGTACTTCAGCGGTTAGATGGTCAATCTTTTCACTTAATTCTTTTACCTTATCGGTCATATCTTGAGCCATCTCTCGCCAGATTTTAATCGCTGCCTCTGTATTTGACAGCTCCCCTCCTTGAATGTCTACATTTTCTTTCTTGCGTGTGCTAAAGTATGTCGCTAAAGAAGCTACTAAAGCCGTTAAAATATTTGTGAACCAATCAGGAAGGGAGTGTAACACCGCTAGTCTTTTTTAAGTTTTTGTAAAATTTGAGCCTTTGCAATGATAGCGAAGTTCTCGTTATCCTTTACAAAGTTTTTAAAAGTTTCTTGGTCGCTAGAGTCTAAGTCTAGTACCTCGCCTTTGTTAAGTGCTAAAGCCCACTCCCAAAACTTAAGAGCATCGCCCTTAGATTGTTGAACAAGTGAGTTAGCTACTAGCTTACCAGCGTTTGCGTTGTCGATAGACTTGCCGTCTAAATCGACTAGGTCAAAGTTTAAATCAATTTTCATTTTTTTGTTGTTTGTTTCACTATAAACGCAATTAGATATTTTTTGTTTCTAATTCCGTCCAAGGAAGCGGGTAAGCCACAATCGGAGGATTTAAAAAGTTCTCAATCTGAGCATCTAAATTTGCCTCGATTGCCTCGCTATCTAACCCAGCCGAAAGCCAGCCTTCGACCATTTCTTTCGTCACTTCATCGTAAGGAGTGAAGCTCGCTTCGTGTGGTGCGTCGACTCCCAAAGCTCCGTAAGTATCAGCGGTAAATTCTTTTTCAATTCCTTTCATTGATTCTACATCAAAATAAGGATGCAAAATAGTCTTTTGTGCTCTATAGTGAATAGTACTAATTACTTTGTCCATCCCGTCTAAAGAGGGGATAGAATCTAGTTGAGAAATTACCCAGTTGAATGCCATATTATTTGTTTTTTAATGTGTCTAATTCTGCTTTTAATTCTTTGATTGCTTGTACCATTACGGGAACGATTTTAGAATAATCTACGCTTTGCATTTTATCGCCATCTTTTACACCAGTTACGGCATAAGGTAAAACCTCAGCTAGTTCATGGGCTAAAACGCCATCCATTCGTTGGTCAGATTCTTTCCACTTGTAATCGTAAACTTTTATTTTATTTACGGTTTCTAATCCATTAATATTTTTTAAATCCTCTTTTAATCTATAATCTGAAGTTGCATTAAAATAAGTTGTTGAACCTAAAACAGAAATGCTTCCTGTATATGTTGAACCTCTATAAAAAGAAAAATAATCTCCTTGACTATTATTAGACCTTTGTATATAATTTGAGTCAGTAACTGCAAGCCAATTAAATGTTAATCCAAAAGTTGCGCCTATGCTTGTATTACTTGCAGAAGATATTGGAGAAGATGTTCCTACTAAAAGTCTTCCGCTTGTATCAATCCGCATACGTTCGGAAAATGTAATTGCATTTCCAGCAGTTCCAGAAGGAGCATTTGCCCAAACAATGTCAGAGCCATCCATGTATTGACTAGTAGCTCCCCCATTAATTAAATAGGTATAATTAAATGCATTAGCTATTGCATTGTGAGATAAATTTGTTGCGCCACCACCTCCATTAAATCCACTTAACGAAGTCCCAAAACCTCCTAATTGCAATACACTTCTTGAACCCCAATTACCAGAAGGAGTCGTTCCTATTCCTATGCTTTGTCCAGTAGTAATTGTTAATGCAGGAGAACCTGCACCATTTGTAAAAAATCTTAAGCCACCACCTGCTGAATTAGTATATAAATCATAAAAACCGCTACCTCCGCCAATTGCATTAGATTTACCAATATAAAATTCATCAGAACCATTTCTTTGCCATGCAGCATATGGTCCACTTGCATTAGTTGAATTAAACAATAGCATTCTACTTAAACCACTAGAAAAAATAGATATACCTCCATTTGAAATATGAAATGGTAATGTAGAAGTAGTATTATTGTAAATACCAAAACCGTTTCCTAAACCGCCATCTCCATTAAATAGATAAAAGTTATTTCCATGTCCACTAATTTCAGAAAGTGTTAATCCGTTTTGTGTAGAACCACCTGATAGTGTTAGTTTATTTGAAGCTGTGCTACTAAGCGTAGCACTTGCTGCCGTAACACTACTCGAAAACGTGGCTGCGCCTGTGTTAGTTAAAGTAAATAATGTTGCAGTATCAGCTTGATTATTAATTCTAAATGTATCGCTACCACTATAAAGATAGTTTGAACCAGTATATGAAGAAGCAAAAATTTGAGTTCCTCCTACGGTTCTCATATATGAACCGCTTGTACTACCCCAGTTTAAATTAGTTGTAAAGCTAGCACTCGTACCACTTAAAGCTCCAGCAAAAGTAGTGCTGCCTCCCTGATTTAAAATAATATGGTTTATGCCATCGGTATTATTTCTAATAATTAAATCGCCCTGATTGCCTCCGATTAAATCGCCTCTATTAGTTAATAATCTCCACTCTTTTGAAGACTCAATAGAAAGAAACGTATTATTTCCATTTGCCCCTGTGCTCTTAACTTTTAATCCAATTGGGCCACTACCGATTAACTCTAATTTACTAGAAGCATCTGAAGCCGAAGTTGCACCGATAAGCAATGCGCTACCCGTGTCGTAAAGTAAGCTATTGCCTATCGCTGAAGTTCCTGTAAATTTAGGTAGGTAACTAGAAGTTCCCGTGCCAGTAACTGGGTTAGTTAAAGCGTTTTGCTTGCCGTTAAATGTATTCCAATCTGTAGAACTTAAAGCACCAGTTGCGCTTGTACTTGCTAAAGCTAAAGATAAAACTTGAGTGCTTAAAGAAAGACCGTTTGCCGTTCCAATAGTTACGGCATTGTGTATGTCGCTAGTTAATGCTAAAGTTCCATTACCAGTAGGCAAAGTATAATTATTTCCTCCGCCTGAATTATAAATAAATTGAGCTTGTTTTGTGCCAGCTCCGTTTATAAAAATAAAATTATCAGCAGTACCTCCGATTTGAGTATAACCAGGAATATTATTAAATCCGCCTGATTCGTTAAACTTTAACAAGTTTGCTAAAACGCCAGTCGTAAAAGTCTTATAACCCGAAATACTTTGGTCTCCCGTAGTAGCAACATATCCAGCTAAAGAAGGGATATCGCTTGTAAGGGCAATAGTTCCAGATGCGTTTGGCAAGGTGTAATCCCTTGAAGCGCTTAGGCTTGTAAGAATAAATTTAGCCATATTGCCAGCAGGCAAACTGAAAATAATACCTGTGGAATCTGAATCAATGCTATTATACCCAGCAAGAAAGGAAACGCTTGAATCTTGTTTGATAAATATTGTGTTATCAAATAAGCCAAAACCAGTGAAAGTCTTAGTTCCTGAAATAGTTTGGTCTCCACTCGTAGCTACGTAACCGCTTAAAGAAGCGGAAGTTAAATAGGTGCTTGAATCTACCGAGCCATCTGCCTTTAAAAATTGGGCAGATGTACCGCCAGATTTTACTAAGGTAGTAGCGTTTAAAGTACCTATAATAGTAACCGCATTACCACTACCACTAGTCTTATTAACATAAATCCCTTCACCGCTTCCACCCTTGATAATATTTAAAGATATACCACTACCGCTTGAATGTGTAATTCCTACCGTATCACTACTTCCTGAGCTAGAAAATGTACCCTTAGCTGCAATGATTGTATGAGTTCCTAAATTTACGTTTCCAGTTGCACCCGTATAAGGTACAAACCCTGCAATATCTGGGAGCGTTGCTAAAGTTCCATCGCCTCTTACGTATTGTGCAGTTGTACCTGCACCCGTAATCGCTAAAGTACCCGAGCTAGTGATAGGAGAACCCGAAACACTAAACGCACTTGGCACTGTCATAGCTACCGAAGTAACCGTACCCGTATTTGAGGTGTAACCGTTCGGATTTGACGCTGGGTAGTAAGTTGTATTGTCGTAAGAGATTGTCGTTCCTGAAGCCTTTACAAAGCCCGTACCATTTAAATCGTCTTGCTTTGCATCTAGTGCAGTTTGCAAATCTGTTTGATTTGATAGCGTTCCAGTGATGCCACCCCAAACCGCAGCCGAAGATGAAACCTCAACGTAAACGCTACCGCTCCAACGATAGATTTTATTCGTATCTAAAGTAATATAAATCTTACCAGTTTCGCCAGTTGCTGGAAGTGTTCCAAAGCTAGAAACCTCAATAACATCGTCAACGTAGCTAGGTAATTGAGAGCTAGGAACTTTGCCATCGCCACCTAAAGAAGCGTAACCATTATTAACTCCCTTATTAGCTACATTCTCAGGTGTATAACCTAAAGCCGTAGTCACATCGCTAGAAGTAATACCAGTCAAATAGGTGTTAGTATCAATCGTATAGCTATTGTTAGCAGTCTTTTTAAGTAAACCAAACGTATCACTAAGGGCAGCGATAGAAGTTAAGTCTGCGTCTAAAGGTTGTTTGTTATTTAAAGCCGTTTGTGTAGCCGTTGAAATAGGCTTATCTAAGTCGCTTGTATTATCTACCGCCCCAAGTCCTACCATTGTCTTGGTAATACCGCTAACGGTTCCAGTAAAGGTAGGGGAGTTGATAGGAGCTTTTAGATTTAAAGCGTTTTGTAAGTCTGTTTGCTCGCTTAATGTGCCTATAATTTGCCCCCAAACTGGACTAGAAGTTGCTGAAATCTCAGCATAAGCAGAACCAGTCCAGCGATATAGCTTATTAGTATCCTTAGCAAGATAGAAATAGTCGCTTGAGCCAGTCGCTGGGAAGTCTGCAAGCGAATCAAATTGCAAGATATTAACCTCTCCTCCTGAGCGTAAGATATTAATCTCAACTAAGGTAGGCGTGACGTTAAGAGTTACGTCTTGCGTCGCATCTGTTACATTTATATCGATGTTATTCTCGTTATTAACGTAGTCGACAGTTATGTTTTCTACTATTACGTTCTGAGTAGCCGTGACCGTAACCTCTTCAACCGTAGTACTTACATCTAGTAAGACGGTTTCAACGGTTTCAGTTACCGTAATATCTATTATTTGGTCATTAGGCTGTGCCGAAACGCTAATATTATTAACGAATTCGGTCACTCCGATTGTAATATCATCCATTGTTATCGAGTTATTTCTGGTAGAATGTTAAATGTTCCTTGTACGTAAGTCTTCACGTCTCCGCCTGATAGCGTAAACTGAATGTCGTAGGAATAATTAAACACCTCAATATCAATAATCTGTTTGTTAATTTTAAATAGCCCTGATGCTGCGTTTGTAATAGTAATTCCAGCAGAACTAGCCGAAGTCAAAGATAGAGCCGCAGTCGCATCCGAAGCACTCTTTCTTAATTGCATTCTAATAACTGCACCCGTAAGATTTACTGCTACGTTATTAATCTTTAATTCAAAAGCTACTTCGTCAAAAGTATCGCCTTTTATATGCGTGAAATTAAGACTCATTTTGTATTTTGTTTAAGTATATTTTTAACTTTTTTACGTTCGACTTTTTAGGCTTATAAGTACCAGCCACCGAAGTCTGATTTTTTGTCTGGGAACATATCCGCATTGCTATTCGTGTTATATTCTGGAAATTGCGACTGATTAAAACTCATGTAATCAATAAAACGACGAGTATAATGCTCGGCTATTGAACGCTCTTTTTCAACTAAGTAATCTATTTCCCCTTTCTCAACGTTTGTGCTATTTTCGCTACTATGTTTAAATACGCCTTTATTAGCAATTGTATAAGCTGCAAAAGGTAAGAACTCAACCATAGACCAATGAATAACCATAGGCTTAATATAAACGTTTAAAAGCATCGTATAAGGACTAGTTAAATTACTAGCTACTATGCCATCGTTTATCTTATTAAATAGCTTAGTGCCTAAGTACCCTTGAATATGAGTATCCTGAGCAACTTTAACCCATTGAATAAATTTATCTACGTCCACGTTACCATTCAGGGCAGTGAATTTTACAATATCGTCTCTTGAAACAAAAAGCGCTTGAGCCATTTTATTTTATTTTAAAAATCCTTGATTTGGCATATTAATTGGTTTTGTATAAACCAATTGACTGTCTTTTTTATAATCTTTTCCATCGCTCTTAGTAAAAGGAGCTGGTAATATTTCGCCTGCTTTACGTGCCTCCGCTGGGCTTATCTCTTCTGCTCCCTTTCTACGTGGGTCTATAAAACGCTTATAGGTTTCACGCGTCCAATAGTGATGGCAAGCTCCGCCTCCTTTGTAAAGGAATATGTCGTAAGTATCAGTCCCTCTCGGACCCCAACCTGGATTCGTATTTGTTTTTTGACTCATAAGCATTATATCTTCTTTGCGATACAATTTATTAGCCGAAATCATTTTTTTACAAAACTCTCTAGAATCGCTTGAAATTTCGCCACTATAACGGTAGCGAGATGCAAACAATTTCCCGTCTTGGCCTGAGCCTAAGTCTGGTCTTGCAACTCCAGTAGAGACAAACTCCCAAACTTTAGATAAAACAGATTTTTTAGGGTTATTTAAGGCGTCTAGCTCTGCGTCTAAGCGCTCTTCGTCTTCGTATGATACTGGTCGACTATCTATAAGTTCCCACTCGTTAGGGTCAAGTTCTGCGCTAAATTCTTCTACGTCTAATTCTTCTAAATGCTTAGATAATTTTACACCAGTCTCTTCTTCCATTGTAGCTGAATCCATAACCGGATTTTGGTCGATAAATTCAAGAGGTTGTAAAGTCTTAAAGTAAAGATTTAAGCTAATAGCATTGAATGCTAAAATCTTATCTATAGCATCTATAACCGTTGCTTGCTTAGGTCGGATAGTCATGTTATCAAATAAGATAGAAGCATTTTTAAGCTCATCCGCATTTGAACTAAATCCATTACTTGAAGGTATTCCAAAAAGTAAACCGCTAGTAATAGAGTGACCTAGCAAAATCTTACCTCTAGACTCTTCGCTTAAATAAGTATAGTGTGCAGGCGCATCATTTAAAGGTACATTATCAATAGTAGTCTTTTTGGTTTCATCACTATTGAATGAAACTACAATCTTAGCACCGCTTGCCCCTGTTAGCTTACGCTTAACGTCTGCCGCTTGCAATGACATTTTCTCCTCGTCCGGAACTCCGTTATTAAAGTTAATAACTGAAGTTGGAGAGAATCCATTTTGAACATCGTTAATAAGATAATCCGCAATTTCTTCTTCTAATTGAGTATATGGCAAAGCACCAATATAATCTACATTAGAATAGTATTTTTGTCCTACGCTATAATCACGAACGCAAAGAATTTCTAACGTTTTATCGCCATAACCAAAAGCCCCAATACGCTTAGGCATAAACTTTTTAACATCTTGCCAGTTATCGGAATAATAATACCCAGTGATTTCGCCTTTCTCATTGCATTTTTCTGCTCTAATTAATTGAGCTGGAACGTGTTCAACTCTTACAATAGAATCCTTTGCCTTATTATAAATAAGTTGAAAATATCCTTGCCCTAAAAGTTTGTAGTCCGTAATTACGCACTTTAAAACCTCTGGTCTAAATAACATTTTCATTTGAGCGTATTCATTCGGCTTCTTATTTGAATCCGTAGCGTCTAACCCACGTCCATAAATCAATTTATTAATAGAGTTAATAACCGAGTTATTTGTAGTCGAGTTATTATATCTGTCAATTAGGTACTGAAAATAGTCGTTATCGTCGCCAAACTCTACCCAAGCTTCTCTATTAGATTCGTTGGATTGAGGCGGTTTATGCGATTCAAAATTGAAAACATGAACGTTACTCATAGAATATTATGTTTTGGTCGTTTTGTTTGTACACATCTTTATTTACCGAGTAGGTATCAACTTCTTGATTTGTACAGAATATTTTGTCACGGTGAACTAAATAGTAATCTAATTTGCCATCTATTACACCATAGTATTTTAATTCTACGCTATAAAAGTGTCCTTGCTCAATAAAATCAAAAACTAAATCGAAGTAAGAATGAAAGGATTTTTTCTTTACGTAAATTGACTTAGTAATTGTTTCGTTTGTCGTTTCGTTTGTGATATACATAAAGTTCGCATCGTTTAACCTTGTGGGGATAAACGTGAAACGTTGAACCGTACTATTCTCTTTAAGAATTACCATAACCTATAAACGTTTTTTAATATGTTTTGTTTCTAAAATAGAAAAGGGTGGGACATCAGCCCACCCAGTTCCAAACCGTAAACAACAAAAAACTAATTAAACTCCAGTAGTTACCGTAAATCCAGCTGTAGTTAAAGAGGTAGTTATGAAGTTAGCAGGCACTGGTTCTTGTCCAGATAATACTAAAGTATAACCACTTAAGTCTCCCATTGCAGCGCCAGTAACGATAGTACCGCCAGATACTTCCATACCGTGCTTAACGCCACAATAGAAGAAATTACCGTTGTTATCTTCTACAATAACTTGAGGACGTCCGTAAGACAAAAGTTTAATTTGCTTATGGTCTACAACTGACAACTTTTTTAAAGTTAAGTTAACCGTTTGCTCAAAAAATGTAGTTCCGTTTTCACGGCTAGAAGTAATAGTTTGCTCAAAAGAGCTATTACCTTTTAGGTCGTACTTATATGCAATTGGAGTACCAAGAACCGCAGAGATTGCGTCGGTATTCGTAACGTCATAAGTATAACCAGTAGCGTCACCCCAGTTAACAAAGTAAACAGCTTTTAAACCACCGTTACTCGTTTTGCAAGGCTCAATTCTCCCTAAAGAAATATCGCACATAATTATTTATTTATAATGTTTAAAAATAAGCACCCCGAATTAACGAGGTGCTATTGATTTCTACTAATTTGCGGAATTTGTAATTCCGTATGTTACGATGTCTTGAACTACACCGTACTGAACACCAGCAGATAAACGCATAATTACGCGAACGTTCTGAGAACCATCGATATCTGCTAAATCTATAACCTTAACTTCAGTGTGGTCAGATAATAAAGAAGTACCGAAGTATAAGTTGTCTTTAGTTGTAGCGATTGCTTTGTTAGCACCCATTCCGTTTGCTACAAAGATTTTAACACCATCAAAAGAAAGAGAACCATTGTTATACCATTGAGTACCCATTGCGTTAGTACCGTTAGCACCTAAGCCTGAAGCACCAAAACCACCTAAAGCACGAACGTAAGCACGAGCCATGTTCTGAGATACATAAAGGTAAAGGTCTTCGTTTCCGTAAAGAGCAGCAGGGATAGCATCTACGATTTTACCCATTTCAGCAACTACGTTAGCAGCAGTTACAGTAGTTCCAGCAACTTCTTGAGCTGAAGGTAAAGAAGCGTCCGCAGCTAATAAAGTAGCGAAACCATCAAACTCGCCAGCGTTAGCGTTAACACCTGACCAGATGTTTGTCTCATTCTTTGCAGCAACTTTAGCAGCTACGTGAGCAACTAAGAAATCTTGGAAAGAAGTAGGCAATACATCAAAAGAAGAGAAACCTTGTTGTGCAGAAAGGTAATCCGAGTGGAAATCTTTTTTGCAAAGTTGTAAGTTAACTTGGAACTCTTCTGGAGTGATGATACGCTCAGTTAAAGTAACCGTAGATGTTGCATCAAAATCACAAGTTGCATTCTTTAAGATATCATCAGTTGATAAACGCTTGATAACTTCTTTGTACTTAATGTTTGGTTTGATAGTAATACCACCAGCCTCGATAGTTGGAGCTGATAATAATGCTGCAGCGATAATTTGGTCTTTAAATTCACCGCTGTAAGTTGTGGTAATCGACGTTGTAGTAGCCATTTTTTAAATTTGTTTGT